TAACGAGCTTGCTGCTGCCTTAGATGATGACGCAGCCTTTCACACAACAGTAACTAACTCTATCGCATTAAAGCTACCTCTTGCGGGTGGTACTATGAGTGGCGCGATAGCAATGGGTACTAACAAGATTACTGGGGCAGGTGATCCGACTGCTGCACAAGATTTGGCGACAAAAGCCTATGTCGATTCGTCTTCTGCTGCGGGTCTTCCCCTATCAGGCGGTACAATGTCTGGTGCTATTGCGATGGGTAACAACAAGATTACTGGTCTTGCAACGCCCACTGCTTCGGCAGATTCGACTACTAAAGCCTATGTTGACGGCATATTAGGAAGTGCAACTTCAGCAGCAACGTCGGCCACAGCAGCAGCAACAAGCGCAACCGCTAGTGCGAGCAGTGCGTCAGCAGCCTCGACCAGTGAATCAAATGCAGCAACAAGTGCGACTGCTAGTGCAAGCAGCGCAGCAGCATCCGCTGCTAGTTATGATTCATTTGACGACAGATACTTAGGTGCTAAGTCATCAGCCCCATCAGTAGACAATGACGGAAACGCTTTGATTACTGGAGCGATTTATTTTAACTCAAGCAGTAACGGAATGTTTGTCTGGTCTGGCTCTACTTGGGGTCAGGTTGCACCAACAACAACTAACAATATTAAAAATGCCGATGGCGGTTTCGCAAACTCAACATACATTGCAGCACAATCAATAAATGGAGGAACAGCAAGTGGCTGATCTAATACAAATACGAAGAGACACTGCGTCTAATTGGACTTCAGCAAACCCAACACTTGCTCAAGGCGAATTAGGAATAGAAACAGACACCAGTAAGATTAAAGTGGGTGACGGGTCTACTGCGTGGTCTAGTAAAACTTATCTAGTAGATGTTGGTTCTTATCTAACAGCAACAAGCACTAACACTTTAAGCAATAAGACTTTAGCTGCCACTACTTTATCGGGTCAGTTAACTGGTGCAGATCAAACTGTCTCAGCAATTAACTTAAAAGACTACGGTGAAATCACTAACGCTATTGGTAACGCTACAGGTGCAAAGACTATTGACCTAACACTGGGTAATTCAGTGACCGCCACGACTACTGGCGCGACTACTTGGACGTTCTCCAACCCAACCGCTTCTGATGAACTTTGTGGTTTTAGTCTTAAATTAGTCAACGGTGGTAGTGCAACACAAACGTGGCCTACATCCGTAGATTGGCCCGCTGCAACTGCTCCTACACTTACGACTTCAGGTACAGACGTTCTAGTATTTACGACCTGTGATGGCGGTACTACATGGTACGGATTTGTTGCAGGACTCGCTTTAGCGTAGAGGATATTTAGATGCCAAGTAATAAAAAGCTATTACAAGCAGCAGCAGGTAGCGCAGGTGGTGATAATCTGTTTGTGGAAGATGTGTTCTCTACTTATATATACAAAGGTAATGACAGCACAAACCAAATTGTAAACGGGATTGATTTATCTGGTGAGGGCGGTTTGGTTTGGCAAAAGGCTAGATCAACGTATACAGCTAATCATTTGTTGACGGATACTGTTAGAGGCAGAACTAAGATATTAAGCTCAAATCTTACAGCAGCAGAGGTAACTGCAAACGACACTCACATAGCATCTTTTAACAGCGACGGCTTTACGCTTGGTGGCGGTTACACCGCTTACGAAAACTTTAGTGGTATTGTTGATGGCATTATGTCTTGGACATGGAGAAAAGCAGAAGGTTGGTTTGACATAGTTTCCTATACAGGAAATGGAGTCAACGGCAGAGAGTTAGCGCATAGCCTCGGATCAACGCCCGGAATGGTAATTTGTAAGCGTACTGACACCGGACAAAACTGGATAACTCAGCATAAAAGTTTAGACCTTAGCAGTAACAAAACAATGTTTCTCAATAGCACTGATGCGCTTGCTGTTGCTAATGATTATTGGAACAGTACACACGCCTCTTCCACAGCGATAACTCTTAGTGGTAACTCAGACATAAACGGCAGCGGTGGTACTTACGTTGCTTATGTATTCGGAGAAGACGCAATCTTCGGTGAAGACGGTGACGAACAGATATGTAAGATGGGTAGTTTTACTACTGACGGAAACGCTACTCCTCAAGATATAAATTTAGGATTTGAACCACAGTGGTTTATGTATAAACGCACAGACTCATCTGGCAATTGGTTTATGGCTGATATTATGCGTGGATGGACAGCACAAAATAGTGGAGTAGCAGCAGAGACTTATTTATACGCTAATTTAACTGCTGCTGAAGCCGCACCTAATGCTTGGGGTTCTTCTCCTACTTCTAGTGGGATTACTTGGAGAGCAACAGGTTTAACTTCTAATTCAACCTACATCTACATGGCTATCCGTAGACCGATGAAAGTTCCCGAAGCAGGGACAGAGGTTTTTATTGCTAATGAAGGTACTGCTAGTGCAGGTCAGTTTGTTACTGGGTTTCCTGTTGATTTAAATATTAATACAATAGTTAACTCAGCTAATAATAGGTATACACTAACCAGATTACTAGGAAATGGGAATTATTTAAAAACTGAAGCCTCTTCGGCAGAAGCTACTATTGGCTCTACAATAATGTTTACCAATGGCAACGCCAATACTGTATTTGATTTAAATACTAATTGGTACAACGGTCAAACTAATGTTATTAGTTGGTCATTCAAACGCGCTTCTAAATTTATGGATGTGGTTTGTTATAATGGTACAGGTTCTGCTCATGCAGAGGCTCATAATTTAAACATAATTCCTGAGTTATTAATCTGCAAAACAAGAACTTTTTCAAACGGTTGGTTTGTAACTTCGCCTTTATTAGGGCTAGCTAGCGGAACATATCCAAACGCAACTAGATTAGATTCTACCGTGGGATTAATTGGTGGATCAACTAATTATTTTAGTCAACAGTCTACGTCAACAAATTTTTATCCTTCAGGTACAAACAATGTCTCATCGCAAACTTATATAGCTTATTTATTTGGCACAGTATCTGGAGTAAGCAAAGTAGGAACTTATACAGGAAATGCCACAAATACTACGATTGATTGTGGATTTTCTAACGGGGCTAGATTTGTGTTGATTAAAAGAGTTAATGATGGATATTCAGGTGATTGGTATGTGTACGATTCGACTAGGGGCATTACAACTGGTGTAAGTCCATATATGCTTCTAAATACAGCCTCCGCAGAAGTAACCAACGCAGGTTGGCTAGAAGCTGCATCGAGTGGTTTTTTAGTAAACGATAATGCCACTACCCAGATTAATATTAACAACGCTACTTACTTATTTTTAGCAATAGCATAGGATTATCAACTATGGAATATAGAACTTAATCAGACGGATCACTCAAGTCGCAAGGCGAGATCCGCGCATTAAATAAAAATGTTTCTTTACCTAAAGTTTGGAACACTGATACTTTTACAACTTTAGGAATAGACCCTGTATTAGAGGCTCCTGCTCCTGCACCTAGCGCAAATTATAAACAAGTTTCGCGTAATGGGGCTGTTCAAGATTCAAATAATAATTGGGTTTATGCTTGGCAAGAAACAGATATGTTTGCTGACACTACAGTTGATGACGTAACCACAACTAAAGCAGAGCATGAGGCAGCCTACCAAGCAAGACTAGATGCTGAGGCTGCTGCTGCGGTAAGAACTAAGCGTGATGGACTGCTTGCTGATACGGACTGGACAGGCATGTCGGATGTTACTATGAGTTCTTCAATGGCTACATATAGACAGGCACTAAGAGATCTGCCCACTCATTCTAATTTTCCAAACTTAGATTCTGACGATTGGCCTGAGCTTTCTTAACATGGATGAAAATGTAATTTATTTAGATACAAATAAAACTATTTCTATAGATGTAGTTTTGAATGAAGCATCAGAAGAAATTGGAAACTGTCTTATTAAGTATGTAGAAAAAGGTTTACCTATAGAAGCTTTAATAGGTCTTTTAGAAATTTATAAGCACAACATGACTGTTGAACATGCAAATATAGAGGACATCTAACGTGCCAAGAAAACCTGTTAGTAAAAAGAAAATGGCTTGCAACAAACCTAAACGTACTCCAAGTCACCCTAAAAAATCTCATGTAGTAAAAGCCTGTGCTAAAGGCAAAGAAAAAATAATTCGTTTTGGAGAACAAGGAGCAAGCACAGCAGGTAAACCTAAAGCAGGTGAGTCTGCTAAGATGAAAGCAAAGCGCAAGAGTTTTAAAGCACGACACAGCAAGAATATTAAAAAGGGTAAGATGAGTGCAGCTTACTGGGCTGATAAGGTGAAGTGGTAATTACTATGACTGAAGTAGAATTAGAATTAGTTATACAGAAAGCAGCCCAAGAAGGAGCTAAACAAGCTCTAAGAGAAGTAGGGTTATCAGACCAAGAAGCTTATGATGACGTTAAAGAGTTACGAAGTTTACTAGAGACTTGGAAGATTACCAAGACTACAGTAGGTCAAACAATAACTAGAACAATTACTACAGCATTACTGACTGCATTAGCAGTTGGGATTTACATGGGATGGGGGGAATAAATATGTTGACTGCATTAAATGCATTGCTAGAAAGATTTCAAAACTTTTTAACACGTATTAAAAATAAACTAGATGAACGCTCTACTTTAAATAATAGAGTTTTAGTTTATGCAGGGGTTGCAACTGCTATAGTACTTGTTATAGCAATAGCAATTTAAAGGAATATAAATTATGATGGGATTAGTAGATAAATTAATTGGCCCTGTGTCAACTATCTTAGACAAGTTTGTAGAAGATAAAGATCAACGCGCTATGTTGGCACATGAGATAGCGACTATGAGTGAACGCCATGCTCAAGAAACTATAACAGCCCAACTAGAAATTAATAAAACTGAAGCTGCCCATTCTAGTTTATTTGTAGCAGGATGGAGGCCCAGTATTGGATGGGCTTGTTGTTTAGGAATGGTAGGTAATTTTCTTATTATTCCTTTTGCTAACTTTGGATTAGCATTAGCTGAAAAGGATATAGTTGTACCCTTAATTGATTTACAAACTATGATGCCAGTGCTTTTAGGTATGCTTGGGTTAGGCGGTATGCGAACTGTAGAAAAACTTAAAGGTGTTCAAAGAGAGAAATAATTATGGCTAGGAAAAGAGCATACAAAAAAAGAGCAGACTATCGTAAGGGTGGTAGGGTTACTTATCAGTTAGGTAGTATAGTTGCAGATGTGCAAGCACCTCAAGAAGAAAAACCTAATAAAGCATTTACTCAAGCAGATGTAGATCAAGCTGTAGCCGATCTTAATGCAGGAACACGTACAGCTGCTGATCTTGCAGAAGAATATGGTGTATCTCCAGATTATGTTAATCAAAATCTAGCAACTATTAATGCTCAAAATGCTCCTGCACCTACGCCTGATCCTGCACCTGCCCCAACTACTACTATACCTGCAGCTATATCATCTATTCCTGCTGATGGTAATTATTCACAATTTGAAACTCAACAAGTAGCAGATGCTTTAAATAAAGGAACTTTAACTTCAGCACAAGCTGCTGAACAATTTGGAGTTACAGCAAGTCAAGTAGAAGCTGAGTTAAGACGTTTAAATCAACAAGCGCAGGGAATTGAACCTACTGGCCCTGATCCCTTTGCAGGAGGTTTACCAAGCCCCGAAAGAGGACGTGCTATTACTAGGACTACTCAAGATGTATCTTTTAAAGATGCAGCAGGTAAACAGTCTTATGTTCCCGGAAGTTATTTAAAAAATTATAAGCCTGTTAATATAGATACTGCTATTGCAAAACAACAAGCAACAGCTATTGATACAACAGGTACAATAACTCCTGATTCTGCTATACAGAACCTTAAATCTTTTTCTGGTATTACTGGTATAGATGATGCTACTTCAACAGCGATTACCGCAGCTAGTGGTACAGTTGAAAAAGGCATAGCCGATGGCACAATAAAAGCTTCTGACTATGAGGCTGCTCTAACAGGAGAACTATCAAAAACAATTCCTGCATTTGCAGGTGCGCCTAGTTCCGCAGTAATGGCAGAATTAAGAGCGTTAACATCTCCTGCACAAGCTGCTCAAATTAGTGCTACAGAAGCAAAAGCAAGTCAAGCATCAGTAGCAGATTACACAATAGACTCTAAAGCTTTTGTACCCGATGTTACTGGTACAACTGCTACTTTATCTGACAGCCCTCAAGCAGAAGCTACAAGCAGAGCAGCTATTACAGGTAAAACAGCTACTGGCGAAGAAGCTAAGATTATAGAACAAGTAGGTTACACAGCCCGACAAAGAGCAGCAATAACTGGAGAAGCAGCTAAAGGTGCTGCTGCAAATGTAATTGCTGTTACAGGTGATATACCCTCAGACGTTGCTGCAGCTGTTGTTGAAGACCCTGCATCTGTAACTGCTATGGTAGATACTCAGCCTATAGAAGTACAAGCAGCCATAGCTGCCTTACCTCCTGAAGCATTAGTCTCTGCTCAGATGGAAACTCTATTAGGCGGTATGGAGTCAGGCACTATACCTATGTGGGCTAAACCTGCTGTAGCTGCAGTTGAACAAGGATTAGCCTCCAGAGGTTTAGGAGTCTCTACAGTAGGTAGGGATGCTTTGTTTAATTCAATTATACAAACAGCATTACCTATAGCACAAAGTAATGCACAAGCATTGCAAAATAATGCAGCACAAAACTTAACAAATCAACAAACAGCTAACTTAGAAGAAGCACGTTTAAATTCTACAAGACGTTTAAGTAATTTATCTAATCAACAAACAGCTGCTTCACAGACAGCACAGTTTGCACAGAACTTAAAAGTCCTTCAAAGTCAACAAGGCCAAGAAGCTGCTTTACTTTCTGCTCAACAACAGCAACAAGTAAAAGTACAAAATTTACAGAACCGTCAAAGATCTGCAGAGTTGACGGCACAGAATCAACAGCAAACAAATTCTCAAGAACTAGGGAATGCACAGCAGATAGAGTTAGCTGAATTAGAAATAAAGAATCAAGCTGAACAGCAAAATATGACTGCTCAGAATCAAGAGCGTCTTGCAGAAATGCAAGTGGCTGCTGATTTCTTATCTAAGAATGCAGGGTTTAAGCAACAAATGGAGCTTGCTAATTTAAGTTCCGATCAACAAATGAGACTCGCTAATCTGACTGCACAAAACCAAGCTGCTTCAGAAACTCTGTCTAATGCACAGCAAACAGAGTTAACAAATCTCAATGCTAAGATGCAAACTAATATTACTAGTGCAAACATAGCTGCTCAAATGAATGTTGCTCAATTAAGTGTAGATCAACAAAGGGCAGTTACTAATGCTACAACACAAGCAAAGATTGATTTAACTAAGTTCTCAGCTGCTCAACAAGTAGAGTTAGCTAATAGTCAATTCATGCAAAATACTACACTAACGAATATGAATGCTAGACAACAATCAGCTATGCAAAATGCCACAGCTATGGCTTCTTTAGATTTAAGTACAGCTGACTCAAGGACAAAACTAGCAGTAGAAAATGCTAGAAACTTTTTACAAATAGATGTAGCTAATTTAAATAATGCTCAACAGGCTGTTATATTAGATACTCAAATGTCACAACAACAATTACTATCTAATCAAGCTGCTGAAAATGCAGCTAGACAATTTAGTTCTACATCTGAGAATCAAATCAATACATTTCTTACTACACAAGAAAATGCTATGGAGCAGTTTAATGCTAGTCAATCAAATGCAATGTCACAATTTAATGCTTCTGAAAGTAACAGACTAGCTGCTTTAGATGCTAACAATGCTGTAGATGTTGCTAAGTTTAACGCTCAAGTAGAATTACAAGTAGAACAATTTAATAGTAATATAGATAATCAAAGAGATATTTGGAATGCTTCTAATGCACAGGCAATAGAACAGGCTAATACTAATTGGCGTAGACAATCTAATACAGCTAACACAGCTGCTATTAATGCTGCTAATGCACAGAATGTACAGAATGCTTATGGTATATCTACACAAGAGTTAGATTTTCTTTGGAATACTTTAAGAGATGAAGCTACATTTTTAAGAAAACAAGAACTAGATACAGCTGCACAAAAAACAAATATGTATATTACTGCTATGAATAATGAAAGTAATACAGCAATAAATAATACTGGTGTTGCTAATGGCGTTAAAGATTTAATTGAAGAAATATTCGGATAGGAGTTTTAAATGGGATTCTTTAAAAAAATATTTAAGGGCGTTGGTAAAGTCTTTAAAAAAATTGGCAAAGGAATAAAAAAGACTGTCGGTAAAATTGGCAAGTTTATGAATAAGATCGGAATAGTAGGTCAGATTGCTATGGCTTTTATACTTCCGGGAATAGGTAATGCTTTAATGAATGGCATAGGCGGTATAGCTTCTAGTATGGTTACTAATACTTTAGGGGGCATTGGCGGTGCTATAGTTAAAGGAGCAGGGCATGTAGTTAGTGCAGCACATAAATTTGTAACTGTTGGAAAGAACGCCTTTAATACTGTAACTCAAGGGGTTACTAAGTTTATAGGAGAGTTTTCTAAAACTGCTTTGAATAAAATTCCCGGAGTTAATATTAAAAGTGCCTCGACAAATTTCTTTGGTAAAGGAGGAGCTTGGGAAACTGTACAACAAGATATAGTTAAAAATGCAGGGAATATAGTTAATCCATTTAGAAGTACTGTTGATATAAAACAAGGTATGGATTTAAAAGAAGTTATAAATAGCACTGGTGTTTCTAGAGAAAGAATTCAAGAAATGAATCTTGGTTTAGATTTAGATGATCTTAAAGTTGGAGATAAAATAAATTTTGATGCTAATAGTCTTGGAAGTACTTTAGCAGGACAAGGGCCATTAAAAATGGAAAACATGTCTTTTAAACAAAACATAGGAACTAAAGCTCCGACTATAAAAGTTGAAGATATATTTACTCCTGAACAAATACAAAACCAAGAAAATTTAAAAGCACTAGGAATATCACCTGAACAATTAAGACAACAATTTGAACCTACTAAAAGCCTGTTAAATCCTCAAGCTAATGTTGTACCAGACACTACTTTTGGATCAAACATAATTGAAGGTGTTAAGAAAGAAGTAACTGATAGATATAATTTTACTGGCGCACCTATATCTTCTAGTTTAAAAGCAGTACAAGATATAGGAACAGCTTCACAAATAATTGATCCTCAAGTTCCAGAAGATATATATGGAAGCAGTGGCTACAGCCCTGCAATGTACGTAGGCGCAGGAGTAAGTGATATGGAAGTATCTGCAATACCTACAGGTAATAGGAACTTTAGTGCTTATGCAAACATGGGCCAATATGGTTCTACCTCTAGAATATATGATACAATTTTAATGAACCCTGTATCCACTTGGTCTAGAGATTTATCATCTAGATTCTCATAAAGGTAATAATTATGTTAAGAGAAATAACTCCTGATTTTGCAGAATACACTGGCAAAATGCAAAGGTCTACTCCGGGGGAGGCACTATCTAATGACCCCGATAATCCTTATCCATTTGAAGGCAAGCCAGAATTTACGGTGCAGCGTGAAGCTTTAGAATATTTGTTTAGTCTTATAACGGCTGAAGAAAGATATGCAGATATTTTAACTGCAATAAATAGCAGTGTACCAATAATGGAGTTAACTCAAGTAATGTTATTTAAAGGGTTTACTGAGGGTAAGTGGAATCCTGATCTAATGATGTTACTAGCAGAGCCGTTAGCTTACATCTTAATAGCTTTAGCTGAGAGGCAAGGCATTGAGTATGTTATTAATGGCGATGATGATGAAGATGAAGCACAGCAGACTAGCAAACTAAATACAACAGATATGAAAAAGAGGCTAGAAGAAACACAGAAGTCAATGAAGCCTAATGTTTCTTTGCCTCCAGAAATATCACAGCTTATAGAAGAAGTACCTATAGTAGAAGAAAGCTTACTAGGGAAACCAAAAGAATTAGATACAGCTAATGAAAGTCTTTTAGCGCAGCAAGGAGTATAGCATGAGCGAAATAGATGAACTAGGTAGTTCTCTTTTAAATAGACAAAGAGCCAATGTAGATAGAACAGATAAAAGATTACGCAGGAATGTGCGGAATCAAGCTGCTCTTGCTTTAGCTTCTAAAGGAGTACAGCTAGTTAATTCTGCTTTGAAGAATCGGGCTGATACTTTCGTTAATCAAAATGAAGATTTGATAGGTCAAAGAGTTCTTTATAAATCTGCTCTAGGCGACAGACAAGCTATACTAGATGACTATGCTGCAGGACAAGCTTATGCAGGAGGCATGGAAGAATATTTAACATCTAAATTTTTACCTGATACAACACAGGGTATTACTTTAAATGTCGATGATAAATTATATACAGCAGACTCTATAGAAAAATTAGCTTTAGTAAAAGCAAGAGAAGCAGCTAAAGCGTATCAACCTCAATTTGAAACAGCTTACAAAGCAGCATTGAATATGCCTGAACTAGATGACTACGATGCTTTTGTAGCTACTCAAACTAGAGGTAAGAAGGCTACTAATGTTGGTAACTTTTTAGTCAATTCTGTTTTGCGTAATATTAATGAACAGACTCCAGAAGATACAGATAAACAAATAGTAGATGCTGTATTAAATAGTAGGTTTGGTGAAAATGCTAAAGCTGTTAAAAGAGCAAAATCTTTAATGGATCAAGGTTATTCTACAACTAAAGCTGCAAGAATAACAGAAGAGATTGAACAGTTTGAAAAAGATTTAGAAACGAAAAAAACAAAAGTTGTTAGTATAGAGACAATAGATAGAACGGTTCCGTTATTTGGTGTTGACACTATTATTCCTACACAAGTAACGACTATGGAAAGACCCGATGGAGCATTAATAAAAACTACTGGGCCTGTTTATGAGATAGATCCAACAACAGGTAATTTAAAAAAAGATCCAACAACAGGTAATAATATTTTAAGTAAAGAGTCAGCTAAAAATTATTTATTATTACAAGCATACGAAAGGGGCGTAAATCCTAGTGAGCTTACTAATTTAGATGACGATGCTCTTAAATTATCTAAAGCAGCAAATAGTAATAATTTAGATATAAGATCTCAGCCAGTAGGAACACCAACAAAAACAACAAGAGGTGTATATGCTATTAAAGGAAACGAAACAAGAGTAGAACACAGAAATATAGGAGGTCAACTTGTAGCGCAGACTTTTGAATTTACACCTACTGAAGATTTAACTAGAAGTGAAAAATTATCAAGAATACCTGATGACTTAACAGCCAAAGCAAAATCAGAAATACTACGAAGTTTTGCACAATCTACAACAGGTGTTACTATTTTTGGTGGAAGAAAAAATGCTTTAGTAGACGAAGTATTAGCTATAGCTTATACAGGTGATATAGATAGTATAGAAGAATTAACAGATGCAAATAGAGAAGAAGCAATAACAGCTATGGTTGACCCTTTATACAAAGAAACTGCTGTGACTGCACAAGAGTTAATTGAAAAATTAAATATAGATATGGATACTGCTTATCAATTAGCAGGTGCTACTGTTGTAGAAAGTATTACTTCAGGAATGACTGAATCATTTGATAAGTTTCGCCCAGATGGTAATTTTTTAAGTGTAGATAAATTTAAAAATTCTTTAATGTTGATGGCTGATGCTCGTATACAACAAGAAAGACCGGGGGTAGCTTTAGAAATAAATGATACTGCTTATGATCAGATGATTTTAGATTCTATAAAAGAAATTAGACCTTTAAAGGACAAGTCAGGAGTAGATATATCAGATATAAATGCTACTAATAAAAAAGAAGCAAGACAAAAATTAAAAAATTCTTTTATAGCTTCTGATACCACTGTTAATCTTACTAACCAACCTGAGATACGAGAGCAATTAGCTTTAACACATAACATAGATGAAATTACATCTGAAACTGGAGAAGTTAGAGTTTTTCATATACTAGAACATTTTGATAGGCTAGAAGGACAAGAAGGTATAACACCAACACCGTCTGAAGACCCACGCCCTATTCTTCCAGAAGACTTTAAAGGGTTTACTCCCCCTGAACCAAGAGATGTAGTAACTCCTGTTATAGATGCTGTAAAGTCTGGTATAGATGCTGTAAAGTCTGGTGAAGCAAGAAGTAAAGAATACCGAGATGCTATATCTGTTTATACAACAGAAGGAAGAAGTCAAGGTTTAACAGGCCCAGAAGCCAGTAGATATGCTAAAGCTATGGTAGACTCAATGGGAGAAAATATAACACTCCCAAAGTAACTGAGGAAACTTTAGAATCCCCTGAAGTTTCCGCTGATCAACAAGAAGGTGAAGTTATGGCTAATGTTTTTAGTGGTGGAAATATTTCTGAAGAACGATTAAAAGAAATAAGTTTACCTTCTGATACTCCTACATCTCTATTAATTAAAAGATTTGAAAACTTTTTACCTAAAGCTAGTTTTGATGTGAGACAAAATACTAATGGCTTTGGTACAGAGGCTACTAGTGCTAATGAAGAAATTACATTAATGGAAGCTCAGAATAGATTATTAGCTAGAATAAATAGAGATTCTGAATACATTAGATCTTATGGTAAAGATAATGATTATAATTTTACAGATAATGAAGTAGCTGCTTTAAGTTCTTTTATATTTAATTTAGGTCGAGGAGCTTTAAAGCAAGTCACTGCTGAAGGCACACGCTCTAAAGATGAAATAGCTACTATGATGTTAAAGTATTACACAGCAGGTGGAAAAAAACTACAAGGTTTAGTTAATCGCAGACAAGATGAGCATGATATATTTACAGGAAAATCTATTATAGATGGTGCTGATTAATGGGAAAAGTTAGAAAAACTTCTAGTCCGTGGGATAATTTAAAAGCTTCAGACATAAGTACTCCCGAAGTAAAAACATTTGGATTACGCAAATCGTATGTGTCTAGAACTCATGGCGATCTTAGGCGTGACCCAAAGTTTCAAGATGAATCTGAAAAGTTACTTAATTACTTATCAGAGCAACAGGGGGCAGCAGAGGCTATAACTGGTGGTTTAATATCTAATGATATATTTGAAACTCTTAGGGACGAGGAAGGACGTTTGCTTACAGTAGCAGACAGAGCTAGAGTTTTAAAAGATGCCCCCGAAGATATAAAACAAACTTATGCTTATCTAAGAAATGAGTTTGAAAACTCTAAGCCCGGAAGTTTTGGAGAAGTAGGCAAGGCTCTTTTTGATAGAGGAGTAGATTTATTTGCTGACCCGATTAACTTAGCACTGGCTTTAGTGGCTCCCGGAGTTGGAAGTACTGCAACAAAAGCATCTGCAGGTGCGTTGAATAAAGCCCTCACTAGCGAAGCAGGTAAGCAAAGTGTTAAGAGAACTTTAAATAATATCTCAGCTTCTAAAGTAGGAGCAGCTACAGCCTTTGAAGGAGCAGCATGGACAGGCGTAGAGAATGCAAATCGACAAGATATAAACATAGCTACTGGCGTACAGGATGCTTTTAGTAAAGGACAGTTTGGTTTAGCAGTAGGCACAGGTGCTGCATTTGGTGGTGCTTTAGGATATGGTGCTACTAAATTGTTCTCTAGAAGAACGCCTAGTGTTGCAGAAACACCGCCTTCTACTACTAAGCCTATCCCACTAGTTGATGAAGCATCTCCTATAGAAAAATTAGACTTTAGTAATATAGATACTTCACAGCCTCTTGTAATTAATTATAACAGATTACAAAATATTGATGGTACGCCTACTACTGTTACAAAACAAACTGAAGTTATTTTTGAACCTACAGGTAAAACAAGAGCAAACGGAACGCCTGTGTATGCGACAACTAAAACTCGCAAAGGTGAGATACAATCTGTAGTACTTGATGATAAGGCTATAAGAGAAAGTTTTAAAAACAAACCGTGGACAACAAGTAGAGTACGAGGTGTATTACCATTAAAAGCTGATGACATTCAAACAGAAGATGAATGGGTTATGTTTAATTTACTACATGAACTAGATCATGTTGTTAATCCTAAACCTCAAGTAATGAAGAAAGCTCTTTTTGAAAACAGGGCTAATGAAAGAGCATTAGAACAATTAAAGATTGCAAGAGAAACTAATGTTCTTCCAGAGATACTTACAAACGCACATCAAAAAGTAAAAGATACAGTTAGTAATTTCTTTGACAGTATTACTACATCTACTACTAGAAGAGGGCAAGAATATTTTGATAGAAATCTAAATCCTGAAGTAGATACAAATTTATTAAATAAATTAAAAAAAGACTTAGGTAATAAATACGATGATACTAGAGTAGCTAGTATTATTTTAGGTATAAAAGATACTATTTTTAAAAGACTAACTCCAGAACAAAAATCTAGAGGACTAGAGATAGCTACAAAATCTAGACTACTAGAAGTTAATGATGTTAATCCTGATGTCTTAGCAAAATTTAAAGAGTATGGATTAACTCCAGATGAAATTAGTACTGCTATAGAGGAAGTAAAAAAAACTTATATTAAAGAAGGGGTAACAAAAAGAAAAGAAGTTTTACCTTCTGGACAAAAAATAGAATCAGTAACAACACAAAATTTAACTCCTGAAGAAATAAATATTCTTGCTAAAGGATTATCTAGTGATGTAGGTGGTGGTCAAAGAACTTCAGATGTTTTAGCAGACTCTATAGCAGAAGCAAATGCAACTCAAGGTATAAGTAATAGTGCTAGAGAAAAAACTATTTTAAGTAGGGCTTTAAGCCAAGCTTCTAAATTTAATGCTAAGTTTCTTACAGGTAAAGTAGCAGGTGTTCTTGATCCTTATATAAGAGAATCTTCTACTATTATAGGAGGATTTCAAAGGAGCGTTACATCTTCTCTTTCTAATTCATGGAAAAGAGGCGAGGGTATTATAAGAGATACGGATGATTATGGTACTGTTTTTGATAGAGAGTTTGGCAGACTAGGACAACCTTTTAAAGCTATCTATGAGCCTGTATTAAAGTTAGCTAAAGGAGAGTTAAGAGATAATATAGATACTTTACTATCTAATGCTATTAGAACTGGGAGTACAAAAGAACTAGGCGAAGCTACTAGTCATTTAGATAAAGAAGTAAGAAAAAGTTTATTAGACATAGTAACTTTTAGCAGAACTCAATTAAATGAATTAGGTACAGAGTTACAAAGCAGAGGTTTTGTAAATAATTTAGTAGACAACTACTTACCTAGACTTTGGAAGCGTTCAGAAATAGAAAATAATAAAGATAATTTTATTAATCTTTTAGAAAACAATGTTGTTTTTGAAGGAGTAGGAACTGATCCTGATGCTATAAGAAAAGCTGCTGATGATTTATATAAAGAATTGCTAGATATAAAATATCAATTAGGTAATGACTCAGGTACAGGCATGAATAGTTTCTTTGCTAAAAGAGCATTAGTTATAAAAGATGAAACTGCTTTTAAAGATTATTTAGATAATGATTTAAACAATGTAATGATAAGTTATTTTAGATCAGCTGCTAAAAGTTTTGCTAAAGACGATGTATTTAGAGTAAAAAATATAGAAGAGTTTAAAAGTACATGGTGGACTGCAGCCGAAAAAGAAATGCGTGAAAATGGGGCTGACTCAGCTACTATTAGAAATGCAAAAAATGACATGCTTGCTGTATATCAAAGTGTTACTGGCGAAGGTTTAGATAGGTTTGGTGCTAAAACACAACTGGCTGCTGATACTTATATGTTAGCAAATAGAATGGCTTTGTTACCACTTAGTACTTTATCAAGTCTTACAGAGATATTTATAAACATTTCAAAGGCAGGACCAAAGACAGCTTTTGCAGGTATGCGCGATGCTGTATTTAGTGGCTCTAAAAAAATGTACGATGACTCGTTAAATGGTTTAGAAAAATCTTTTAACATGACTAGAAAAGAAGCAATGGAAGAGCTTAACTACATGGGCATTGCTCTTGATCAGGCATTTGCTGACTATGCTGACAGACTAGGAGGCGATGCTTTAGCTAGTCCTGTTATGAGAGGTGTTAGTAATAAATTTTTTAGGCTTACATTACTAGATCAATGGACACGAGGAGTTCAAACAGCTTCGTATATTACTGGTAAAAGATTAATAGCAGAAAATTTAGAAAGCATTGCGTCACACATGCCCCTAATACAAGCAGGTAAAACATCTAGAAGAGTCCAACGGCAAATAGATGAACTAGCTGATCTTGGAATAAACTACAACGAAGGGGTAGAGTGGCTACAGCAAGGAGCTAAGACAGGAGATAACTTTTATACAAAGTTAAAAGAAGGCGCAGGTGTTTATACTAATGAAGTTATCTTAAACCCTAGCGCACAATCAGGTATTAAACCTATGTATATGTCTAATCCTAAGACAGCTATATTGGGACAACTGCTTGGATACCCTGCTGCATTTACAAATACTATAATGAAGAATGTTATTAGAGAAGGAACTAGAAATCCTGAAACTATACTTACTCAGCACCTCCCTGCTGCTGCAATTATGACAGGAGTAGCAGCCTTTACTAATGCTGTAAGAACACAAGGAGAATCTTTAGAGGGAGATCCTGAAGAAGTAATAGGTAATGCATTTTTAAGATGGGGTGGTAATGGTTTACCTGCTGATATGTTTGTACGTGGTCGCACAGCAGCTGAGATTTATCAGAATCCTTCAGCTTACATGACAGGGCTAGGCCCAGTGTGGGGAGATACTTATAAGGTCATAACAACTGGTGATATTTTTTCTGTTGTAGGACAGAAAGTTCCCGGATATGGAGCCTTTAATGCAGTCTTTGGTTCCTTTGAAAGCACTGAAGATTTACCCGATCAATATAGAGATTTTCTAAGAGAGTTAGATAAAAATATTATAGATGAATCTATACCTGATAAAAAAGCTACGCCTAAAAGAAACTTTAGAAAAGGCGGTGAAGTCTACAATGTAATGCAAGTACCTATAGAACCTGATGAACGTGTAGATAAGATGACAGGTTTAGCTTATGACGTACAAGCAGGAGGAGCTTTTATAGATGAAGAAGATCGCCAAAGTTTTGCATTAGGAACATTAGCTTCAAAAGCAGCCCCAGTTTTAAGATCTAAACTAACAGAAGTTCTTACTAAGTTAGCAAACAAAGGTGAGAATATACCTGTTAATAGATTAGTAAAAAAATTAGAAACTCAAGGTGTTCGGAAAGATGAAATAAAAGCAGCAGGTATTGCTAAAGATGGTACAACAGCTAATAAAATTGACACTGTAGTTACTCAATCAGGCAACATAGCTTATAGTCCTGATAGTTTAAAAACTATAGATAGAACTAGAAGAGATAAACCTTTAGTTGATTCTGAATTTGAAACTGCAAAAGAAACTTATGCTGATCGTTATTATGAAGAACCTTATAGTGAGGAATTCGGAGAAGGGGGAGGGTACATAGAAATCGACGATCCAATATTTCCATATCTTTATGAGAAGGTTGTTCCTGAAGATGTTTTACCTAATACTTATGAAATAAAAGTTTTTGGTGATCCTAGAGTACCTTCTAAATTAATTTCTCCTCATTTTGAGGGTATAAATCTTAATCCTAATAACCCTGCTGCTCAAGTGTCTGAAGCAAATCCTGTTTCTTACTGGGTAAGATTTGATGAGATTAACAAAATGAAAGAATATGGACCTGATTATGATGGGATGTCTCCGCAGATGATCGCATTACGTAAAAGAGTATTTCCAAAGTTAGGACCAGATCGTCTTAGAGTTTTTGAAATGCAAAGTGATTTAATTGTAAATGAAAAAACTTTATCTAATATTAAACGTACTATCAGAGAAAAGTTAGGTGATGATGATCTTGTTCCTGTGTTAGAGAAAAATTTTGGAATTGATAAAAAAAATATTTCATTTACAAAAGAAGAAGCTAAAGCTTTAAAAGATGATGCATCTAAAACAATTGAAGTTGAAGATAAAGTAAATAAAATATATCAAATAATTGCTGAATCTGGAAATTATTCCCCCGGACCTTCAGGAAATAATGCTAGAGATGATTTAGGAAATTTAAATGATATGTATTTACAGGAAAATTTTTTTGAGAATGAATATATAGAAGAATATGTTAGTGGGTTACAAGACTTTAAAAAAAGAAATAAAACTTTTCTTAAAGAAAATTTAAAATTAAATTCTGCAATAAATAAATATATAGAATTAAAAGATGATATACAGGAAGCTATACTTTCTAATGATAAAATACAAAAACTTGTAGGAGCTACTACAAAGAATATAATTAATACTTCACCTATAGCTAAATTAGATGTTTCTCAAAATATAATAAATAGAATGATTTCTGAAACAAAAAAAAGAGGACATGATAAGGTTAGTTTTTTAATTGGCAAAAATACTCCAACAAGTAAAGAATATTTAACACAATTAAAAAGAAGCGAACCAATACAAAATTATTATGAAACTGTAGTAGCAAAACAAATATACAAGATTGCAAAAAAAATAGGAGCTACTACTAGTTGGGATCAAAACGGATATTTAACTATAAACTTACCTGAAAAAGAATTTACTTTACCTATGTATAAAAATAAAGGTGGATATATTTCTCGTGAAGAATATAGTATAGGCGGTAAAGTAAAAAAAGTACTTGATAAAATTATGTATGCAGGTTCAGCCAGAATGGGTGTTACTAAAGAAGACCTGCGTAACCATGAAAAAGAAGTAGTTACTTTTTTAAATGCAGCTATTGAAAGAGGAGAGATTCCAAAACAATTTAAAGTCCCAACAGATGAAGCAGGGTTTGGAGATTTTAGAAAACCTTTTAATGACGAAGTTTGGAATGTTATGAATCATGCTTACTTATCTTATAAACATGGTAAGGACGTAGGTAATAAATTTTTATTACAATTAAAAGAACAAGTTCAAATGCCTTTTAGACCTGACCCAAGGACTGAAGCAACAGACATGGTTAATAATGCTTATGGATTTGGGCTGCAAAATATTGCAAAAGATGATCTTGATGCTCAAAGAATAATGATTAAAGATTATGATATTACTCAAGAAAAATTAAAAGCAGGAAAGCCTTTAATGTATGGTGTTGATCCTCTTTACAATCCTAAAGAAACTAAGTTAGTTAGAACTAGAAGTTTAATGGATACTAAGTATGGTAGAACAGGGCTATAATTACTCATTAATATAATTCATAAGTAAAAAATTAAATAATTTACCCATAGGATAACCTAATGAAAAAAACTTTATTAGCTATTTGTATATCAATCGCATCAGTATCTCAAGCTGATGTTACTTATGTAGATGACGTAGCAGATATTATAAATAATAACTGTGTTGTGTGTCATCGTCAGGGTGGCATAGGTCCAATGCAGTTTGAAACATATGAGCAGGTACGTCCGTGGAGTCCTTTAATACAGATTAAAGTAGCCAATCGTGAGATGCCTCCCTATGCTTATGATAAAGAAATAGGTATACAAGAACTGCATGGCGATTGGAGATTAGAACAAGAAGAGATAGATACAATAGTAGAGTGGGTTAATACTGGCTCAGAGTACGGCAATAGGGATGTAGCTCTAGCACCTTTGGTACTACCAGATCCTAGTCAGTGGAACTTCTATGCGGATTTAGGAGAGCCTACAGTGGTCATCCCTTCTACGCCTATAGATATACCTGCTAGTGGAAATGATTTGTGGCATAAACATAATGTGCCAAGTGGTTTAGCAGAGGACAGATGCATTAAAGCTATTCAAGTTAAGCCAAGAGGCGAGGCTAAGAGTGTAGTACACCATGCTAATAGTAGTGTTATTTTAAATGGTGAAAGATTTGGTATGCTCACAGAGTATGCTATGGGTAAGTGGGGTGAGGTAGTACCGGAGGGCGTGTGTCGTACTATACCTGCAAATGCAGAGATAGCATGGGACATTCACATGTTCCCCGGAGGTCTTGGAGCAATGGCTCCAGAATCTGTTATTGAGAATAACATCGTAGATATAGGCATGTGGTTATATTCTCCAGAGGAATCTGAAGAACTTAAATACAAACAAGACTTAAAGCTGTATAGAATAAGCGACCAAGACGATATAGTTATCCCCCCTAATGGATACTTAATGACACAAGGCTTTCATTCTTTTGATCATCCTGTACGGATAGATTCTTGGCAACCTCACGGTCATCTTAGAATGAATGCAGCTTCCTTTGAAATATTCTATCCTGAAACTGGACGTACAGAACAAGTCAGTCAGGTATCTAACTGGAGCGCAACGTGGCATCACAGTCATATATATGAGCCAGACTTTGCACCGCTTCTTCCAACAGGAGCAGTCTTAGTACTAAAGCAATGGTATGACAACACAAAAGAAAACCCTAATAACCCCGACTCTGATATGTGGGTTATGGGTGGAAGCAGAACAGGCGATGAGATGACCCATGCTTGGATTGCTGTGACACATCTTGATGATAATAAATATCAAGAACTTTTAAACGAACGAAACAATAAAAGGATCGTAGCCAAAAAATGAAATATTTAGGATTGATGTCAATGTTATTAATTACAAGTTGTAGTACATATACTTTTAACTTACAAGAACATCCTGAATGGAATTGGACAGATCAAGCAGTGTTTCAACAAAATATGAGAATGTGTAGGTATGCAGATAATTGCAATGCAGAACAACTCTTTATTAGATAACTAGGAGATAGTAATGAAAAAGTTAGCGGTGACGATTAGCAGCTTATTATTTGCAACAGCAGCTGCAGCACATGAAGATGTTAATATAGATTATGCCACTAGTGTAGCACCTATTCTTATAAAACAATGTCAAATGTGCCATCGAGAAAATGGCATAGCACCGTGGGCAATGAGTAACTACCAAATAGTACAGGGCTTTGCACCTGCTATAAAAGAAGCGATTGAATCTAAACGTATGCCTCCGGGACAAATTAATCCTATATATCGTGATGATATTATAAATCATAGAACTTTAAGTCATACAGAAATAGAGACACTTATAGCATGGATTGATGCAGGTACGCCAGTAGAAGGGAACAGTGATCCTTTAACAGAAACTGTTTACTCTCCTTCAGCATGGGTACATGGTGAGCCTGATATGATTATTGAAGTACCGCCTCAAGAAATTCCTGCAGTTGGAACTCTTGGTCCTAATGCTATCCCTTACAGATACACAAAAGTAGATTTAGGTTTAACAGAAGATAAGTGGTTACGTGGCTCAGAGTTTCTCCCAAGTGAGCCAACTGTAATGCATCACATGTTAAACACAGTTTCTATACAAGGCGAGAGAACAAATCTTCTTGGAGCAGCAGGTGAGAGTCAAGAAGATTTAAACTACGCTAGTGTTAGTGCTTATGTCCCCGGAGGTACTCCTGATTTTTATGATGAGAACACTGGCGGTCTACTACGTGCAGGTTCAGTTGTTAACTTACAATTACATTACACACCTGATGGTACAGCTAGAACAGACCAAGCAAGGATAGGGCTTTATTTCCATGATGAAGGTGTAGTGCCTCAAGAAAGAATGGCAGGGGGATGTGCCTGTATATTCCCTGATACTTGGACACCAATACCTCCCTTTGATCCTAACTTTGTACAGACAGCAGAGATACAACTTGAACAAGATGTAAATCTTCATACGTTCTTACCTCACATGCACTTTCGTGGCAAGAGTATGAAAGCTACAGCTTACTATCCTGATGGGACTTGGGAAGAACTAATTGACATTCCTAAGTATGAATATGCGTGGCAGCTTTCATACACATGGAAAGAGCCTAAGTATATGCCTAAAGGAACTAGACTATTTGTAGAAGGAGCTTTTGATAACTCAGCTGAAAATAAAATGAATCCTGATCCTAGTAGAGAAGTACCGTGGGGGCAGATGTCAGAGGATGAAATGTTCTTCGGGGCATTTACTTGGAAAAATTTATAACTAGGAGACAGTAATGATAGAAGTGACAGTAGCCATAGCTGCTGCTAGTCGTGCTGTGTCGCTTATTAAAAAAGGTATACAAGTAGGTAAGGATACCTCAGAACTAAGCACTCAATTCGCAGAATTTTTTGATGCTAAAGACAAGATTGATACTGCAAAAACAGAAGCGGACAATGCTCCGTTAGGTAAAAAAGTATTTGCTGCACAATCCGTAGAGGCGTATGCATTAGAAGTAGCACTAGCAGAACATAAAGCTAAAGACTTAGAAAAACAATTAAGAGAACTTTTTGTTTACTCAGGACAGGGAGATGTATACAAAACAATGATGAGGGCTAGGAAGACAGAACGTCAAAGAAGATTAGAAATAACTAAGAAGTTAGCAGCAAGAAAAAAATTTATATTTGATACATGTTTAATAGCTACTATTATTGCAACAGGAATGGGTATAATAGCTTCTTTATTATATTATATATTTTAACTAGAGGTACAACTTATGATAGCCCTTTACACTGAAGACCAGTTAACGGCAGCATTTCAAATATACGTGCGTATACATGCTTCTTACGAAATGGACGCAGTAGACTACGAAACCTTTAGAGGTATATTTGAACATCAGTTTATGGCAATGTCTCAAGCAGATGAAATATTTAATGGAGAAGGGACTACTCATTAACAATGAACGCTAAGAAATTAGAACTACAATCTAAGTATGAACAGTTTGATCTTAATAGAGATGGAACTGTAAGTGATGAAGAGATAGACCGCGCTAAAGAAATGATTGACCTAGAGTTAAGAGAAGAAAAATCAGAGGCTCAAAAGTTAATGGCGTGGTTAGCTATAATTGTAATGACGGTAACAACTATTGTACTGTTTACTCCATTAATACCAGACAGTAGAGTTAATGCACTATCTGATTTACTAGGTCTATTTTATTTTTCATTGTGTGGCATTGTTGGTACTTACATGGGCGCGACAGCTTTCATGCATAAGCCTAGTAAATAGTACTCTGCACTTCTTTTTCTAATAAGTTGTGTAGACCCTCTAGTTTTAGAGAGCCTTCCTTAACAACCTTTTTTATAATTGGTATCTCATCTGTTGGAAATATTCTTTCTATATCTTCAAACGGTAAGTGTGAATACTCAGATATAATATTACCATCCCTTGCTAAGAACACCCTGAATGAAATTAAGTTACCTTCTTGTCTGTTGTCCATACTGCCTCCTCAGTCCTCAACTCCCAGACTTTTAAATTGGACACTATCTAGGTTGCCCTTTATACCTCCCTTCATATAAGTAGTAGCCCTGCCTTCAAAGAAGTTTTGATGCTCTACTCCCAGTACATCGTCTAACCAATTAAGAGGATTATCTTTTACTCCAAAGTTAGGTTTTAAACCTAGCTGTAGTAAACGCCTGTCAGCTATATATCTTATATATTGTTTCATCTCATGTTTAGATAAGCCTTGTATATCACCCATCTCAAATACTAAATCTAAAAACTTATCCTCTAGTTTTACCATCTCTCTACAGACTTGATAGATTTCTTTCTTAAACTCATCTGTCCATAGGTGTAAGTTTTCTTTTATAAATTCTCTAAACAGCTTTGTCATTGCCTCAACATGCATAGACTCATCACGTATACTATAAGTAACTATCTGCCCCATGCCTTTCATCTTACCAAAGCGAGGGAAATTTAAAAGAATTACAAAGCTACTGAAGAGTTGTAACCCCTCAGTAAAGGCAGAGTATACAGCTAGATTCTTAGCAATAGATTCTTTGTCACTAAGTTTAAGAGGGACATTAGTTATGTACTCATGCTTCTCTGCCATAGCTTCGTATTCAGAGAAAGCTTTGTATTCTACGTCAGGCATCCCTACTGTATCAAGCAACAAACTATAAGCGTGTTGATGGATAGACTCCATGTTAGCGAATGAAGACATCATCATCCTAGACTCTGGCTTTTTAAATACACGCATGTACTTGTCTATGTAACCAGAAGCTACATCAACATCTGACTGAGTAAACAATCTAAAAATCTGAGTCAGCATATTCTTTTCTGAGTCGCTCATTTCTTGCCAATCTTTTACATCATTATGTAAAGGTACATCTTCCGGTAGCCATATCATTTGATTCTGTTGCACATAGTAATCAAACATCCACGGATAATCAAAAGGCTTATAATAATCTCTAGTTCCTAACAAACTCATTGTTCTTGCTCCTTGGTTATTTCGTATTCCCAGTACTCTACGATCATCCCCTTTGGTACGACCATAATAGAATTTACATACTCTTTATATTTCTCACTATGAAATATATCTGTTGAAAGAATAACTTCATTCTCATTATCTGCTACTAGGTAGCCCACTGTAGAACGCATAATAGGTTTAGACTTCTTGGCTTCACTGATAAGTATATCTTCAGTGTCCACCCAAGCATCTCCCCATTTTACTTCTACAACTTTATCCCTCACAACTTATACATCCTTCATCTTCTAAATTGATCTTAGGTATCTTTATATTAACATTCTCAGTGTTACGTGCTGCATCAGATCTTAAATAATAAAGAGACTTTAGTTTGTGCATACCTGCCCAGTGTACATCATTTAAGTACTGTAAGAAATCATTATGTGTATCTTGATCTGATTCTATGGGAGGAGGTTTGAAAAATAAATTTACACTTTGACTCTGACAAATATATTTCTGACGCATAGAAGCATGTTCTATAATCCATATCTGATTTATCTCTGGTGCAGTTTTAAATATTTCTTTTTGATCATCAGTCAATATATCTAAGTGCTGCACTGAGCCTTCATGTGCTGCGATGTCCTTCCATACCTCATCACGTTTCTTTTGAGTAGGCAGAAGCTCAAATAATAAATCATCTAGATATTTATTCTTAACTTTAAAACTTCCAGTCAGTGTTTTGTGTGTGTATACATTAGCCCTGATAGGCTCTATAGAAGGGCTTGTACCCCCACATATAATAGAACTAGAAGCGTTAGGAGCCACAGCAAGTAAGTGAGCGTTACGTTTATTACTACCCTTCATGTCTGGGGCTTCACCTCTTTCTTCTGCTAGTCGCTTAGATGCTAACTCTGCCCTATCTTTAATTAAAGAAAAAGATTTATTATTAAAAGAAGAAGCATACATACTTTCAAAAGCAATGTTATTTTTCTGCAGATAACTATGAAAACCCATAGCTCCTAAGCCTATAGACCGTTCTCTCATGGCTGAGTAGGCTGCTTTTTTATAACCTTCTTGACCTGCTACTGAATCAATAAAGTTTTCTAATACATTATCTAGCATCGTTACAAGATCACTAATAAAGTTTTCATCTTGCGACCAATCATCATAGTACTCTAAGTTTACACTAGATAAGCAGCAAACGGCTGTCCTATCTTCATTAGTAGGTAAGGTTATTTCAGAGCAAAGGTTACTCTGCTTTATTTCTAAACCTAATTTCTTTTGTTCAGGGGGCAGAGCATCATTACAAGTATCAATGTTTACTATGTAAGGCTCTCCAGTTTCCATTCTAGTTTGTATTATTTGGAACCATAAATCTCTAGCCTGTACTATCTTTACTGCGGTGTTAGTCTTAGGATCTATAAGTCTCCATTCTAAATTTTCTTCTACAGCATTTAAGAACTCATTAGTTATATTGATTCCGTTGTGGAGGTTTAAACATTTTCTATTTAAGTCTCCTCCTGTAGTCTTACGCATGTTTATAAATTCTTCTACTTCTGGATGAGATATATCTAAGTATGCTGCATAGCTACCGCGCCTAGTAATGCCTTGATTAAAAGCTAACATCTGGGAATCTACTACGTGCATGAAAGGGATAGATCCAGTAGACCTACTGCCGTTAGAAGTATCCACCCCATTGCTACGAACACTACCCCAATATCCACCAATGCCTCCACCTCCACTTGCAAGCCATATGTTCTCATCATAATGGCTAGATAAACCATCCCTAGAATCAGGTACGTAATTGAGAAAGCAGCTGATAGGTAAACCGCGAGAGGTTCCCCCGTTAGAAAGTATAGGAGTACTGAAGCTAAACCAGTGCTTACTAGCGTAGTTGTAAAGTCTCTGTCCAAGATCGAAATCAATATGTCCCTTATAAGTAGAACCAAAAATACTGGCCCTTGCAAAAGCTTGTTGAGCATGGGTTTCTCCTTCCCATAAGTATCTGTCTATAATAGTTTGCTTACTAAAATTATTTAATGTTACATCCTTATCGTAATCAATATGAATACCTAAGTATGGCTGCACTCCAATTTTATCAGTCATGAATATTCTTTCCTATTTCTTGTATAAGTTTCTGAAGATACCACTGGGCTTTCTTTAAATCTTTTATTTTATCTTTGTATCTGTATCGCCATACATATTTTATTACGTTACCACGTAAGTAACCTTCATACTCTTCTTTAGTTGAAGCAGCTTCAATAGCTTCAATACATTCTACCTTACCATTATTATAATGTACTGGGTGATTTACATCATCTTTTTTTAAAGTTAAAGGTTTATCTTTATCAAACCCTTGACCTAACCTATAACTATTAGCTACGCTACTCCATTCTTCAGGTGTTACATCATCAATGCTCATAGTATCTCCTATTCACTTTCAATATTTAAAGTATTATCTTTACGGTAATTCATATCTACCCACTCACTAGGTAAAGAATCTTCACTGTACCATTTAAAGTTATTGGCAGAAGCCCACTCACCATGACTTCTTTTAGTGCCATCTTTCCTGCGTTTAGCTTGTGGCATTGGAGAAGATGGGTTGGCAAACAAAAAGACTAGCTCCGTGTTAGGAGGTAATGCTTTGTTAATCCAGATGTATTTACTGTACTCAGCAAAATCCCAGAACCTACCTTTAGCTTCTAAAAGAATTATTTGATTACCCATTATCCTAACGAAGTCAGGCTCGTACACATGCTCTATTATATAAGCTACTTCTTTAGTATGATGCTTCCATTCTTTTAGCAATCCCTTGTGTAGATCATGTTCCCAATTAGAATCATAGCTAGGAGGGACATTCTTTTCTTTAGGTCGTTTAACTCTAGGTTTTCTAAAGCCCTTACGAATTGTTTTTTTCAATGTCTTTTAACCTCACTGTGGCTACATCTATATGAGTTCTACGCACTAAGGTTTTTATTTTTTTAACAGTCCATTTAAAAGAGTAAGCACTAAGTTTAAATTGATTGTTAGCAAAGAGGTGTGTTTGTGGAGATAAATAAGAAAGAATATTATTCTCATTAACATTCTCTGATTCATCTTTAGACACTAAACCTTTAAACCATTCAACTAAAATAACTTTAGATTGTTTCCGTATCTTCTTGCAAAGCTTGGAATTCATGATCTACCTCCTGTACTTTAGGCTCTACTACAATTTTTGTTAGAAAAGAAAAACCTTTTGAGTATTGAAATACTCTCAAGCCTTTTCCATTATTAGAGTTCTCATAACATTTAAATTTATGAGGACACCAAGCGCAGTTCTTATGTAATTTTTCATTGCCCTTTACGCCATCTGGTACAGTATCATAACAGTAATCTTCAGGGGGCGCGTCTTTTGAAAGAGCAATCTTTAGATTTTTTATTTTATTTTTTATATTAGGTTTGTCTAAATCCTCTGGCTGATAAAAACATAGCTCACCATTTTCTTTATTGATAACTAGTAGCCCTCCATTACTAGTACCTTCTGATTCTTCGTACCCTGCAAGCTGTCCTAAGTATCCAAAGGGATCGTCATCTCTCAGTGTTCCGTTTTTAAATTTGTTGAATGCAAAACCAGACGCAGTTTTTATATCTACAACTTCATCATCTATGATGCAGTCTATGTGTCCAGTTATGCTATCAACTACAACTTGTTTTTGTTCTCCAGTTATATCGTGTCCAGATATAACAACAAAAAGTTTAACTAGTTCTTCTAGCATATGACCATAAAGAAACTTGATCTGCGTAGAAGGATTAGTTTTAAAAGATTCTTGATCTGTAGTTTGGCTATCAAACCACAAACGTCTAGCAGGTTTACCTACATTAGACATCCGTATAGAGAAGTTAGAATCTCTTTTAGTTGGGTTAGCCCAAGAGCGCATTACATCTTTCATAGCTTCGCCAAAGTTTTCTATCTGTTGTTCAGATATATCCAGAGGTTTGCCATCTGATAAAGGTTCTAAAGTTTTATATATATCTTCAACTAAAGTATTCATATTCTATGTTTCACAAATCTACATTTGCGACTCTTTGAATTGTAATGTAAGTACTGTACGTTCAGTTCTTTTTGTAATGGAGTTTTTGCTGAAAGCCTCCCATCTTTATATGACTTAACGTCAATCAATTTTATTTCTCCTTTAGGACACATAGCTACAATATCTACTGGTCCAGTACAGCCACAGTTTTTAAAGACATGATAACCATTATCCCACAGCCATGTGATAGCATAATGTTCTGCCAGATCACCTACTCTACTTGGATCGTGTTTAATCTTCATAAGAAATATTCTCTGTTAATTTATATTCCCAAAGGCCATAAGTTCTTCTACCTTTGGCTCTACGATCTACAGTATGCAAACCAAATTTTTCTTTTCTAAAATCTCTTAGGTAAGCAGACACACTTGTTTCAGGTACTTCTAATTTTAAAGATATTTCTTTAAGAGTTCTCCATTTAGAATCTTTCATTAAAGAATATACTTTATCTCGCGCAGTCTTTAATCTAGAAAAATCGTACTCAATTGTATAGGGCGATTCATTTAAAAATAAATCTCTTTGTTTTATATTAATGTGTTTCACTCCAGTTATCTCCTATATGATATTCACCATCTAAAGGACACTTCATATTGAAAGCAAGTCCTGCGTTTTGTATTGCTTTTATACCTAGTTCACCTACAAGTTTAGCATCTTTCTTTATAACTTCTATCTGCCATTCATCGTGTATGTTAGCTACGAAGTGAGCATCTAAATCATTGTCTATAATGTAACTGTTAAGTAGCTCTAATGCTTTCTTCATTACAATACTACCACCGCCCTGCAGTAAAGCATTGAGGGCTGAGTGTGCTGACCTAATGTATATCTTCCTACCATCTAATCCTTTAATGAAGCCTTTAGCTGATGCTCTTGTAACTCTATCTTTGAGATGTTTAAGTGATGGGAGATTATCGAGGAAACGTTGTTTAAGTCTTTGACCATCTTGTTTGCCTCCTCCAACCACTGTTCCCAACTTCTCATTTCCTGCTCCGTATATAAAGGCATAGATGAATGTCTTCGCCTGATTTCTTGATTCAAGTCCTGCAAGGTTTTGATTAGCTGTGTGTATGTCTCCGTGTAAAATTTCATTAGTAAAGTCCTCATTATCCATATAGTGAGCAAGCATCCTTAGTTCTAATCCAGAGGCATCAATGCCTACTAGATTATAATCTTTAGGTACTGTCCAACAAGCACGACACTCTGTCCCATAAGGAGCATTAGAGTTAGGTACTTGAGCAAGGTTAGGTTCTCTATGAGTCATCCTTCCTGTGATTGTACCATTGGGATTCACAAAACCATGTACCCTATCTATACTATCTACATTATCTATCCAAGATTTTATCTGTGCTATTCTTTTCTGATACATAAGATAGTCAGCGATAAGCGTAGCTTGGGGTATATCTTTTATTCTTTTAAGAGTACCCTCATCTACAATAGGTTGACCAGTAGGTGTGAACTTAGTTGGCTTCCAACCAAACTTCTTTAAGTACTCGCCAATCTGTTTACGTGAGCCTAAGTTAAACTCTGTACGGCTTATCCTTTTTATTTCATCCTGCTCATTCAGGGAATCGTACTCATCAGAATTTAACCTATACTTAATCCCCTCGGAATCAACAGCCATCTTAGATAGTTTACCTGCACCAGTTTTAACAGGATATAATATCAGAGTATGTTCTTCAGGTTTAAATTCCTTATGTACTTCTGCAACAGTAGCATCGAGCTTATCTTTTAATGTAGCAAGTAATAGACAGGCATGTCTAACATCAAGTAGAAAGCCCTTCTCTCTTTGCTTGTTTAAGATACCGGCAATGTTCTGTTCTAAGTTTATAGAATCTCTAGAGAACCCCTGCTTCTCTTTGCTAAGAGCATCGTACACTCTTTTGTTTAGGAGTACATCCCTCTCACAGTATGTCACCATCTCCTGAGAAAAGTGTCCATAATCATCAAACTCAATCTTAGGAAACTTTAGTCTAAAGCCCCATGATTCTAGACCATGATTGCCTTCCCGAACTGGGTTGAATAAACGAGACAACACTAAGGTATCTACTAATGGTTTAGCAGATAAATCAATGCCAGTAAGCTTATGAATGACAGGAATGTCAAAGCCTATAATGTTGTGACCAATAAGTTTGTCAGCCTCCTGTAACTTACTAAGTCCTTCTTGTAATGTGTTGCCATAGTAAGAGTTCAACTCCTCTGTGCTAGTATCACAAGTACTTAGACACCATATCTTTGTAGCATCTAGACCGTCAGTTTCCACGTCGAATACTAAGGAACTCATAGCTCTTCTCCATCATCTATATAATCTTGAGAATCTACTTCTGATAGCCTACCAGTATCCTGATTGTATAGCAAATGGGTAGCCATTCCTACATCACCAGTATATCTAGATTTAAGTACACGCAGATGAGTTGTCTGAGCTTCTATAGGATCATCGGATTGTTGGTTACGTTCTAAAGCTATAACACAATCAGACAACTGAGCAATAGACTGAGAGCCTCGCAAGTGATTAAGCCCTACAGTAACCCCATTCTCATGCCCCCTGTTGCCTTCTACTCTACGCAAATGAGAAACTAGTATCATCCCTGCCCCTGTTTCTTCCACAATGGATCGAAGCCTAGTCATAATACTATCAATAGTTCTGCGCTCATCCCCCTCAGTTGATGAGGATACAAGCATATGTAAATGATCAACCACTACCCACTTACAGCCACAGCCTATGATCATAAATCTAATCTTACTAAAGATAGCATCTATATCATTGGCCCCGAAGTGAGCATGAATCCAGACCCTGCCGTTATCATATATCCTATTGTATATATCCTTAAGATATTGTGGGTCATGGGATTCTCTAACATGGTCTACATATAGCCTATCATTAGCTTCTATAGACATCAGACAGTCAAGTGTCCTCATGTCATGCTCTTCTAAAGCTACGATACCTACGTTGTCCTCAGTGTTTGTGATTAGCCAATGCTCTAGTTCTCTAGTGATACTAGATTTACCTAGACCAGTACCACCTGTTAAAGTAACAAGCTCTCCTGCTCTAAGGCCATACAGCTTTTTGTTTAATCCTTCCCACGGATAAGGTACAGATTCTTTAGTCTCTCTGTTAAAGTATTTATCTTTAAGATCTTTAGCATTGAGTACACCACTTGGAGTATATATCTTTGCGTTCCACCAAGCTGATGTATAAGCATGAGCAGACCCTTTACGTAACATATCATTAGCATCTTTGAACTCATCAGGTAAGTTAACTATTTTAGCTTTTCCGGGAGTTAGTAATGTAGCTACTTTCTTAGCAGCTTCTTTACCTGCCTTATCATTATCAAAGTTTATAACTACATTATCGTATTGCTCTAGAAACTCTAGCGATTGTCTAGCATCTTTGACTGCAGCGGAAGCCCCATTCTTAATAGAAACTACAGGCCATTTAGAACCAAGCAATTCATAAGCTGCCATTGCATCACACTCACCTTCAACAAGAGTGATATACTTACCGCCAGAGGGCCAGAGTTGCTCACCAAATAAACCGCTGTCCTGTCCACTACCTTTCCATGTGAACATCTTGTTTTGTTCTCTTACTTTGTAACCTACAATTTCATTGGCTACATAGTAAGGGTAGAGATGCTTTATTATATTGCCTTTATAATCTTTTACTGCCTTAACCCCAAAGGCTTTGGCAGACTCTAAAGATATACCACGATCTGTTAAGGCTATAAACTCTCCTTCTGCATGGTTCATAGCATTATTCCTATATTGTTTTATATCCACAGGGGGTGAGGCTGTTGTTGTTTCACCATTACAAGCTCCTTCATAGTCTTTGAAATGTTTGTTACAACTAAAACAATGCCCCGATCCATCTTCATTAATGGAGACAGGATCACTGCCTCCACACTCAGGACAGGGCAAATGAAATTTGGCAAATGCCATTGGCTATTCCTCTTATTCAATTTTAACATAGGCTTCGTTTACATCTGGTGTATCAGGATCATCAGCAATAAACTTACCATCCTCAGTCCTTGCTCTCTCAGCTATAATCTTAGTATCTAGATTACATTCTAAGTCCATGATGTCAGTTCTCAAAGCTTGTAAAGCTTCTCTCTGAATCATTACCCTATCACTAAGATCGCCCAGTTCTCTCAAAGCTTTCTGCGCTAACCTAAATTTTAGTTTACCTTCGGAAGTGAAAAGGGAGACATCAAAGTCTCCCTCGTCACTCCTGAATATTCCATCAGGATATTTACTCATAGTTCATCTTCCTCCTCAAGTGATTCTTCTACACTAAACTCATCTCCTGCTTGATTGTATGTGACTAGATCAAGTATCTGAACAGCCTGTAAATCAAGACCCTTGTAAGTCTGGCCCTGTCGTGTAACTTCCCACTCCTTGTATTGAACATTACCAACCGAACCATTACCAACTGATACATCTATCTCTTGCTTAGACTTATCAAATAGTTTTGGTGCAGGTCTGATCAATCCATTAGGACCATTGACCTTACGCTTAACTACAACTGCCGGACCCTCTTCCATCTGCTTTATCTTAAAGCCTCTGGATTCAAAGTCTTTTGCTGTAGCGTCATCTACTATAACATTCACCGAATATACTGGCTCATAAGTAGTGTTAGGTACAGTGATTGAAGCCCAAACTAGTGGACGATTTTTAAGTACTGCCATTGTGTATACCTCCATAGGTATGTTGTTGTTAAACCGTTGTTAAACATTATCTTTATTATATTTATTCTTTTTGTGTTTCTCATATCCGTTTTTAGTTTCTTTATATTTATTAGATTGTACCATAGATTTGTTGAATTTACAAGCGTGTTTAGCTACAAAGTTATTTTTATTTCGTAACTCATGTGGCGATTTTCTACGCATTATTATAAATTCCTTTTCTTATAATCAGTTAGCTTCTTTAGTTTAACCCATCCATCATCTAAATATAAACTTACTAATAGCCATATTGTTATATTTATAACTATTAAAACACAAAATATTCCCCATGAAAAAGCCATATCTATTTCCCCACAACACGTTTATCATAGTTACTTACCTTTACTATATCCTTAAACGTATAAGGAGGACATTTAGTTATCTTACCTCCAGAGTTTAGGTAATCTATTGTCTGTTGTTTAAGTTTTAAACTTTGTTTTTCTTTTTCTTCTATGGTTTGAACATTAAATTTATAAGATCTTTTTACAAACAAATGTTGTAGTTCGTTTCTTTGAGTCTTCATATTACATCTCCAGTATCTTGAGTTATAAAGTTTCCAGTTTCTGAATCAAAGCATACACCTAGTCTATCAAGAATATAATTCCATGATCTAATAAATTCTATATTATTATCGGAATAGTTCTCATCTATTTCAACTTCATCTAGTATAGTATGCAAGGCTCTGTTAATTGTCATCTCGTTCTCCTTCATGTATATCAGCTAAGTGTTCTTGATACCTTATCTCTGCTTCTAAAGGTGATACATAGTCATCCTCTTGAGTCATAAGGTAACGATTAAGGTCTATCATTACTGGATCTCTATCTCGATTCATATTCTTCTTCCTTCTGAAGTAAAGATTCATGTTCCGCTCTTTCAAATGGATCAAAAGCTTTGACAATTTCAAGTACTCTTGAATTAGGTTGATCGTTAGGATCAGCACCACATTCAATGCAATTTTCAAAGTCACTAATATGGTGGATGTAATTAAATTCACATTCACAATCCCAGTAGTAAGCATCAGTTATAAAAGCACTGGTTCCTTTACCATGAGTTTGAAATCTCATATGTCTTCCTCATCATTTTCCTTTGGATAATCTTTGGATGTCAAAGCCCAACCCCACGCCTCCTCTTCATCGTCAGTCTCCGTTTCTTCGGCAGACCCTAAGGGTTCGTAAAACATGTCTCCAACTGCCATGTCCCAAGCACTTACTTGTGTGACCAACAGGTCTTTAACAAGCTCATCAATTCTTGCTTGTGCAATCCTCTTGGCTTCTTCCTCGTTGTCAGCTACAACATCGACAAATCTGTCAAGAACCACGGATATTTGATAGCGTCGGAGTTTTTGTTGTTTAGTCATCAGAAATCTACCTCCTTGACATCTAAGTCTACAGTGTACTTGTCAGGTGCATTTAAATTACCATCCCAAATATAATCATCACAAGCAATTAGCTTTGCTTCTGCTATGCTTTGAGCTTCTATATATAGCTTATGCGTTTCTATAACTTTAACAATAAATTGTTTTCTCATATGTCCTCCTACATCCAAGTTATTATATATCCAAGTGAAACATTCACTAAGCCTAGTAAGATAAACGAAGCTATAGTAATTACTATAGCCCCGAATACTTTGTAAATAAAGAACCAAAAGTTATTATGCATAACTATGCCACCAGTTTTGCACGATAGAATACTTCAGGATCTGATATAACTTTAGCTACTTGCGCTGTTCTAAGCTTAGTAACATTCATCATACTAGATGTCTTTCTTTGAGAAGGAGCATGAGTAGCCCAATGAGTCAAGGCATTATAGACTGCCCAAAGATTGTTCTTCATAGAAGGAGAGTATCTATCATTGTATATATCCCAGAGGAACTGCCAGTTTTTATTATAGGGTGTTGTATCCAGATCAAGAACATCTAAACCTAAAGTAGTCGCAAAAATATTTGCAATCATATCATGATCAACAGGAGTATTATACCAAACATCCCAGAGTTCTTGTTGCTTAGTCATTACCTCCATTCCTGCAGTAATAATCCTAGCACCTTTCTCAATGTCTAAGCTTCTAGTGTGTCTAGATTTATACAGTGTTGCAGAATCATTAGTAAAGATTTGACCATTCATACATGCAGACTGCCTAGCACCTACTGATAATATAAAACTAAAAGAACCATCAAAGCTATTGGTACTCAAGAAAGTTAAAGCTGCTGTATCACCATCTGGAGTTTGAATAATCTGGTTAGGTAAAGTATGCCTAACAAAACATTTAGCACCGTTGGTATTTGTAATAATATTTTCTTCAATACCTCTAATGTTAAGATCACTCCGAGAAATAATAGCGCGTTGATTGTTAATCATTTCTTTGTGAGTTACTGGATTATAGTGAGGACCGACAACTCCAAGACATTCTTCAGTATCAGTCCGTACTATTGCTCTCTTCTTAACTTCATTTAATTTAACACCAAATGAAGTATCAGATGTAAACATTAAAGGTTTCATTGCTACCTCAAAGTCAGCACTTCCATAATCAAGATGATTAAGATTGTTAGCGAACATGTTTGTTACATTTTCCATAGTATTGCTCCTAGTTTCAAAGGTCATTAGTAAACTCTCCAGTTAAGTAAGTGTAGTGAACTTCTGATACATGATTACTGTCAATAAAATCTTTAGGATATGAGGCTGCTATCATTGAACACCATGAATTCCACAGATTTTCTGTACCATAATCTTGACAAATTGTAATGTACTGCTTTATTTTATTGTTGTTATTTAATATACCTTTCTCACTAGTTAACTTCTTGTTTAATACCAGTGAGTTAGGTTTGATGTTATAAGTTTTTATATTATGAACATCCATACAACCTACTAATCCTGCAGTAAGTTGGCAAACGAACCCTGCTTTAGCTAATCCCAAGCCATCTATTCTTAGAAATATCTTCATAAGTGAGTAGGCTTTTTCATAAGAAGTTAGATGCACAGAGTTTAAAACTGCCATCATTTGTCCAAAGATAAAGTGCTGATGCTTTACCATGTAGTTATAAGTAGATCTTTTATTACCCCAAATAAACTTAGAATTTTTTTGATTCTTGTCCATGTCTAGTAACATATCACCTACTAAAGACCACTTCTGTTGTATGCTTAACACAACCATCATGATAACTAAAAATAAATTATCTGGATTGCGTTGAGCAAATGCTTTTATTTTTGGGCTATGTGTTTTAAACATATTTTGTTTTCTCTTTAATTAAATTAGCTGTCAAATATTGAGTATAACAATTAGCACACCACATAACTTTGTAATTATTAGTAGTCACTACTGCTGTTGTTATCTTACATCTATGGCATTTATTATCAGGCATATGCTTCTCCTAAGTAACCTGCAAAGTTTCCTGTATGTTTTTCTATTACATCTATGTAATAAATATCTTGATCATTAATATTCATAGTAACTATCCTACAACTATGATGAGTATCATCTTGACATTTGATACTAGCATTAGCAGCTGTAATATCTTTATATTTGTAAGGTCTAGGTACTATATTTATTGCAGTTTTATATAATATTTTAGACATAACAATCTCCTATAATTTCAACAGGTTCCATAGTTTCTATCCATACTTTAGCCCCACATGACAATGGTTTGTCAGGACTATATACAATCTTACCGTTAGTAAAATTAACCTCATTACACTTTCTATTTTGTTTATAATCTTTCACGGTCAACACAGGTTTGTTTGCACCTTTAGCATTAGCTCTAATGTTATGTTGATTAACATGAATATAAGTTTTCATAGTATCTCCTAGTGTGTTTGTGTAACTCCTAATCCTCTCCTATAGTAATTAGCACCTTCTTCAATCTGTTCCATTGTACAACCATCTAATTTTTTACAGGCTTCTTGTATTAATAAATGCATTGCTACTGCACCAGACATTTGATGAGTATCAATAGAATCTAAAGCTGTAGATATAATATCTATGTTGTCACCTACTTCAGCAATAAATGTTTCTACTATTCCTTGAGCAACTTCTGGAGTTAACTCTTCATCTTTTTTCTTAACACTTTTTATATCAATAACATTACTCATCATCGTTCTCCTTTAATTAACTGCAGTTATAAAGCCATCATACATTGTTACTTCAGCAAAAAATTCTCTCTTATGCCCTGTTAAGTGAGGTCTATTACAACCTACTAACTTACCTGTAGGTCTATATTCCTCACCAAATAAAGAAGTTTCTCTGTAGTTTAAGCGTTCCCCGATCATAGTTTTTAATTCTTTCTTAGTTGGGTAATCAAATATTAACATATTACATTTCCTCCATTAGTTTAATTAAAGTTTCGTGATCTATATTTTCCATATTAATATTCTCCTTTCCAGTTTTTAGGTAAGTTTCTTTTTCTTTTATCACCTGCTTTTAAAGTACAGTATTTACTAAAGGCATCCCATTTAGCACACTGCCAGTACTTATTATTTAAAAGTCTTTTGCCTTCTGTTACTGTTTTCTTTATAACTCCACAGGCATATAAGTCTCTGAAATACATCCACTTTCTACCTACATTAACATTATAAAAACGATGACCATTTTTAATATTAATATCTATGCAGAATTTATCTCCTACTTTGGGCGCAGTTAATTGTTCTTTATGTTCTTTGAATGTAAGATTGTTTATAACTTTAGTCATATAATCCTTCCTTAACAAAGTCTACTTTAAAATCTGTCGCTTGTAATTTCTGGACATTCTCAATAGTAAAATGAGTTCTATTGTCACCCAATATTCTAAGTATCCGATGAGCATACATGTTGACAGGTTTAAATTTATCTAGTCTATTATTCCAATAGATCTTTTTAACTAAAATTGTTTTCTCAATTACATTAGAATCTTCCATAGTTATCTCCTGTTATAATTCTTTGGGTAAGTATCTTGCCACCAAGTCCACTCAGGCATACTTCTAGTCTCTGAAGTAACTTCTTGTACTTCACCTCCTGATTTAAAGAACTCAGCAATTTGAGAATTAATATCAAGCGCGGTCAACTCAGGTTTATATTGTTTAACACTTGATACTTTACTTTTATTAGCCATCAAATGACATACACCATTGATAGTTAAAGCTTTATTATTATCTCTCTTAGTTCGTAAGTCCATAGCATCTCCTTAGATAGTTTAATGTTAACACAAAGCATAACATAACACAAAATAAAATCACGGTCATCTGTAGGCCAAATGGTATTACCTTATAAAATTTTATAATTTGCCAAGCCCTCCGTTGTTCGCTGTCGTATTTTTAAATGTAAAAGAAAAACTATTTTGTTGTTCTGCTCCTTAAAATAAAAAATCTTTCTCACCAAAGGGACGAAAGGTTTTTTATGCGCTGCAGATGTAACAACAAAATAGTTTTTATTTTTAATAACCTTTTATAATATAAATTTCTATAAATAAAAAAAATCCCCACTTAAAAAGCAGGGATTCTTTGTAGTGAGAAGCTTACTTGGTAAGCTCTTGAAGCGTTAGGCCTTTGCCGTAACTCCAGAAACTGTCCATGACTTCTTTCTTTAGCTTTACTTTGTTACCTTTTATCTTCTTCGGATTAGAAAATATCTGGAAGAATGCTTTACCGGAGATTGTGTTATCTTTGGAAACCTTTCCAATTATAGTACCTCGCAATCTGCTGTATATTCTTCCAGTATATTTTCGTTGAATCGTTGGATTCTCTTCAAGGAGTGTTGAAGTAGCATTGTAAGCTACGCAGTTAATCCATCCCCAACCGTTGAAGACTGCTGAGTCTTCAGAGTCTTTCTGGTCTAGCTTGTTATCTAATAATGATTTCTTAACAAAAGTTTCTATAGTCATGTACTGCTTATTTGGCTGTGTGTTCATGGTTATATCCTTTTAAGTTAATGTTATAAGGAAATTAAAGTTCCTCACAAAGTTTGGGACTTTTTATTTACGCCAATTAACTTAAAAGGATGTTCATAACCATACACAGCCGAGTAAGGAGTACGCTTATGACTATAGAGGCTTGAGTGATCATTATTAGATAACATGATCGACTTACTTAGACACATTCGGGGATGGATGTTGTAGCTGTTATACAATGCTACTTCAGCGCGGAACCCCTTTAAGCTAAAGAAAGATGTTATGTTTCTGGAGTTTAAGGAGCCTAACGCCCTGCTTAGATTATAAAATTCTCTGAAGAATCCCTGTGTATAACAATGGGGATTTAGTCACTTATGCTTAGAAATTTATAAGCTCTTTTTAATATATATATAATAACTATTTAATATATTATGTTGTTGAATTCTTTAAAGTTCTTTGTAGCTTAATTGTTACTTAATAGACTCAAGAGTCTCTAGAATTCTCTGTAAACCTGATGTCAATCTCTGGAACTTTAAAGTCTCTGGAGTCTTTAAAGCATAAGTTCCTTACAGAGTTCTATATAGGTCTACTTTAAATGTCTAGATAGTATTCAATGACCTCCAGAGTTGTAAGGGGTACGCAGGAGGCCACTACCCCCCACTAGGGTATATTATAGTTGGTCTACATTTTAAAGGGTTCTAGAGTGTCAACCAGTTAGTCGCGGAACTTTAAAGTCTTTAAAGGTCTTCAGAGGAAGAGAACATCGTTCCCTGACCCTTTAAGGATTTGAGGGGGCTATGGGGATGTAGTGAACCCGGGTGGGTTATATAGATTATACACCTAAATTATCATTTTGTCAAGTATTATCGTTATTACCGCAGAAAAAGCTTGACAAATCGGAAAAATAACTGTATAATGTTGTATATTATGAAAAAAGAATTAACAACTAAACAGCAGACTTTCTTAGACCATCTTGTACAAACAGGGGGTGATCCTAAAGAAGCAGCTAGGTTAGCAGGTTATTCCGAGAATGGACACTGGCAAGTCGTACACGCACTCAAGAACGAGATTATAGACTTAGCCTCAAACATCCTCGCGCAATCCGCGCCTAAAGCAGCTATGAAACTTGTGGATATAATGGAGTCTAATAGTCCAGTTCCTCAAGCTAACATGCGTTTACAAGCTGCCCAGACTATCCTAGATAGAACAGGACTAGGTAAACAGGAAAGGATAGATGTTAATCATAAATTAGAAGGAGGATTGTTTATACTCCCTGCCAAAGAAGAGATTATTATAGATGCAAAAGCGGAGATCGAGTAGCACCATTCCATTTGGATATGAGTTAGCACAAGATAATAAAACTTTAAAGCCTATAGAGAGTGAGTTAGAATCTTTAAAAAACATTGCTAAGTTAGTACAAGATGAAGTACTATCTTTACGTGAAGGAAGTCTTTGGTTGCAAACTGAAACTGGGAGATCTTTAAGCCACACAGGGCTAAAGAAAATTATAGCGAATGGAAGATTGGAAAAAGAATCCAGAGAATTATCTAACTGATGAGAATAATAACTTCGTTCTCAAGAAAGATGGTACGCCCCGTAAGAAAACAGGACGACCAAAAGGTGCAAAAGGTAGAGGGTATAACTACCACTCAGAAACTAAAACGAAGCTTCGTGCTAAACGAGCAGTTCGTAGCAAAGAAAAAAGTGCCACCAGACTTAAACAAAGATTAGATGCAAAAAGAAATTCATTAAATGCATCTAAAGAAACATTAAATAAATTAGATAAAAAGACGACTAATAAAGTTGTTACTGAAGATGTATTAGATCAAGTTCCAAAAGCTTTAAAAGAAGAAGTCAATAATAATGTTATCTTTAAGCCTAACAATGGGCCACAGACAGACTTCTTAGCAGCACCAGAGAAAGATGTTCTTTATGGTGGTGCAGCAGGTGGTGGTAAGTCTTATGCAATGCTAATAGATCCTTTACGCTTTGCACATAGATCTGCACACAGAGCGTTAATACTTAGGCGTTCAATGCCGGAGCTAAGAGAACTTATAGATAAAAGTAGAGAACTATACCCCAAAGCATTTCCGGGGTGCAAGTACAAAGAAGTAGAAAAACTTTGGAACTTCCCTAGCGGAGCCAAAGTAGAGTTCGGCTTCTTAGAGCGAGATGCTGATGTATATCGGTATCAAGGGCAAGCCTATTCTTGGATTGGCTTTGACGAGATCACTCACTTACCCACTGAGTTTGGATGGAATTATCTCGCTTCTCGCCTAAGAACGACCGACCCTGAGATTATACCGTACATGCGTTGTACAGCTAATCCGGGAGGCGTAGGAGCAACATGGGTCAAAAAGAGATACATAGACCCATATCCTCCTAATGAATCTTTTGTAGGGGAAGATAACTTAACTAGAAAGTTTATTCCTGCTAGACTAGATGATAATCCATATCTGGCTAAAGATGGTCGATATGAAGAAATGCTAAAAGCTTTACCTGCTACACAGCGCAGACAGTTGTTAGAAGGTAATTG